TTACCATCAAGTATTTCATATCCATTACCTGTCTCAGCCCATTTCTTATCATCTAAATGAATAAAAGCAAATTTACCTATATCAATATTATTAAAAATACTATCTATAAGTAACTGTTTGTCTTCTAATTCCCAAACATACCCTCTCTGATATTCAGGGTTCATATCTACTCCAAAAGCATAATACTTGTGGATAAGAGATTCAACCATTGAATTATTAAAATTAATTTTTACATTCTGATTTTTACTAAACTTTGAATTTCCATTAGTAAGTGGTCTAACGCTAGTCCATCCAGCAACTCTATATACTTCTCTATCATAAGGATTTCCATAATTTTCTTCAGTAGAAATACAATGTAAACCATACACCTTTCCATCATACAACACTTCTTTTACTGTACAGTCTTTTAATGCACCATATTTTACCTTATCTCCTACTTCAAATTTATAGGTTGGCTCATTCAGATGTGGTACTTCATCTTTAATAAAGCTTAATCCATTTTCTCTTTCTTGCTGTAACTGTTCTTCTATGGTTAATTCTTTATTTACTTTCTTTCTCGCCATTTAATCATCTCCTTCTATTTACCAAGAAATCGTCATTTCATATAATTTATTAGACAAGGATATGGGTTTTCTTTAAATACTTCTTGAATATCAATAATTTTTCTATCCGCATTAATACAAATAGTCACCTTACTAAATAACAAATGTTTATAATTATTCAATACAAATTTCAAATCACCAACAGGTTCATATCCATTATTAATAAAGTATTCAATATCTTTTAAAGTTCCGATTTTAAATTCCATTTATAGCACCTCTTCCAATCTGTTATAATTCTAATATTTTTCCAAAACATATAGTCTGCATTTTAGTTCCATCTGTCATTTCTGTCGTTGAAATGTACGCAATTATTCCTTGATCTCCGATTTCATCATCAGGAAAAGTTTTATTAATTGCATCAATTAATTCTCTCTTTGTTAATTTGTCATTTGTTACTATTTCAATTTCATTTCTATTTTTCATTTATATCACCTCTTGCAATTTTACCAACAAATCATTCTTTCATTGACTTATCACAACAACTGTTCCAACTAATTTCTCTACTTCTTCAAGCCTTGCTGCATAAGCATATAAATGACCAATATCAGATATGTCTGATAGATTTGTATATATCACAATCATACTTAATGGAAGACCATCATTTTCATTTACCTTTTCTTTTATGTTATCTACTATAAAATTGCAAAACTCTTCAACACTACATTCATCATCATTAACATGATAACAATTCTCAAATGGTAGCATCATATTATAATATGAATAAATTTCTGCTCCATTATATTTCTGAATTGCATTCGCAATCTCTGATTTCCTAGTTTTTCCTGTAATCTTGATCATGTTATATCACCTCAACCTTTTATTTTTCTCTTTGCCAGCCATCAATATACCAGTTTGCATTTTTCTTATCTTTAATACCACTATTATATCTTGCAATCAATCTACCAATTTCTTCTTTACTTGATTCGACTTGTCTTGAATCTCTTTGTCTTATATCATTGAAATTTATTTCTGCTTTCTCTTTTGTATTTAATTTTGTCAAAATTTCCATTTACTTCACCTCAATTCCAAATATCTCGCAAAAATCTTTATCCTTAATAATATCAGCTATCTTAAAATATCTCCTCGCAATCTCATTGAACATATCACTTTGACAAATTGCTTCTGCTGCTTTAGGATGATTGCTTTCTATAAAAGAGTTATATTCTGTTACCAAATCAGAAAATAATTCTTGTTCATTTTCCCTTTTACAACTCACTCTAACATAACTATCATAGCATTCTTTTAATTTGTCGTTTGGAATGCCTATAAATAAATTTCTTCTTAACATATTATTCTCCATTTCTGTACTAAAGGAAAGTTAAATTTACTTGCCTTATTCTGATTCAATATCAACTGGATTTTCCAATTTTAGAAACTCTTCTCTATGTTCTACCAATGACGCATTAGCAATTGCATTGATTTTATTCTGACAGAATGACTCAATTTCTCCCTTTGCTTCCATAACAGTTTTATCCATCTGTTCATTGAACTGATCTGCAATAAATCCAATATTGCTTCCAATATCGTAATTTAACATATTGAGCTTTTTTAAAATATTTTCTTTATCTGCCTTTGTAAGTGTCTTTTTTGAAGAAAACAATTCTGCAACTTCATTTATTAATTCTTTTGACTTTTCCATTGCCTTATCAGTCTGCTCTTTAAATTCTCCTGTAAATTGCTCTCTCTTGCTAACAAAATCACACGGAGGTATTTTCCCATCTTTTTCAGTATAGCAAATTGTTACTGGAATTCCTGTTCCTTGTCCAAAAGATGTAATTGCCTCAGCAAATTGTGAATAACTCATTTTAACTTTTACAATAGGCTTATTGCCAAAAATATCATCACGATTTAATCCTCTTGTGATATCAGCATGTCTAAGTTCCATTGTAATTACATTACTATGTTCAATGCTGCTTCCGAATAATGGTGTCTTTCCACCATAAGCTCTGTTAAATAACAAAGTGCCATAACTAGGATGGCTTGTTCGAGTACCAAATTTTGTTTCTTCTACTTTATATTCATTTGCCATATATTCCATTCTCCTTCCATAATAAACCTATATTTCTTATGCTACTAATGGCAAAATTCCATATCCACCATCAATAATTTCAATAGCTTCTTCTAACGAATCCGTTTCGCAACAATCCCAATTTGATAATCCATCATAATCATCTAAAAGGATAACTGCTTTACATATGTCTTTTGCTTTGAATCTCTTTAAAAAATCATGACATTTATTTTTCATTTCAAATTGCAAATCATTTTTCCTAAAGTCAGGAAGTTTCTTAGAATATAGTTCATGAAGTTTATCCATTACATCATAGATACTGATTTTGTTGCGTTCTACAAGATATTTTCCATCTTCCCTTTCATATTCTTCATTATATCCCTTGTTAATTCTGCTAATCCAAAAATCGTTTGTATCCATACAAACATATACACCTTCAAATTTATCATCACCTGTTGGATAACCGTCAATTTCTTCTGCTTTTTTCATCTCTTCTACGAGATTACTTACATTATAATATTTTGCAAATTCCATTCTTATCATTCCTTTCCATTCACAAGTAAACTTAGATTTCCTCGTATCCTAAAACTTTTAAACAATGTATAAACCCATCAATCTCGTTTTCTTGAACCATTTCTTTTTGTTCATATCCATCATCATTGATATGAACTGCGTAATAATCGCAAATTTTCATTCCGACATAGAAAGTTTGTTCCATATAAACTACTCCTTCTGTAGTAAATTTAAAGTTCATTTGTCTTTTTCAACTGCATCACTAACTCTAACTCTGCAATTTCCGTTTTCAGTTTCTTCATGTATAATAATGCATTAATAGCATTATCTTCATAATTTGATTGTTCAATGTTTTTCATATCTATTCTGAAATATTCTTGTTGATTTTCCAAATCTCGTTTCTTTGCAGCTAATCGCTGTTCTAACGCATCATTCATATTATTCATTCCTTCCACATGAAAACTTGGTTTCTTATGCTAATCTCCTACCAGTTTTTGCTTGATATTCAGCCCAACATTTATTAAATCTCCTTGGATTTTCATTTTTACTTCTAAGGAATCTTGCATATTTTCTTTTTAATGGCTGCATTTCATTTTTATAAACATCTTCATTAATCCAATTCCAAATATCCATATATGCCATGTCATATTTAACACCACGTTCAGGTTTCCATTCAAAAACATCAGCACATATAATATTGACTTTATCATTTAGATTAAGTTGCGAAGCAACTATATCAATAACTTCCTGATTCTTCTCAATTACTGTTATGGTATTCACTTCTGGTTTATCTTGAATTGCCATAATAATCATTCCAATACCAAGTCCACCAGTAATAATATCTCCATGTGCATTTATACAAAAATCTGAATTGGTTCTCTTTTCCATATTCGTATCTGACATAACACATTCACCATTATGAAGTAATCTTATGTACTTGCCAGGTGTAATCCCATCAAATCTAGCTCTAATATTGTCATCACTTATTTCAAATTTCTGTAATTTCCATCCGTTTAATTCTCTTTCTTCTAATAATTCTGACATATTTTTATATATACTGCTCATATAGATACCTCCAATCTTCCAAAAGAAACTATTATTTACTTTGTTCTCTTTGTTGACCATCAATCTCAAAATTAGATTGTTCTTCCATGATAATTCCAATACTTTTCATATAGTCCTCTTCTAACGTAAGCACTGTCTCAATTGTATCTTTGTCAATATTACATCTTTCTGCAATAAAATTTATTGCATCTTCCCATTCATATACTGGCGTATCATTCATAATACTATTCTCCTTTCTACATTCTACACAATATCATTTAACAACTCAATCGCTTCATCAAGTTTTTCACTCGCTTCTTCCATACTATCAATTGCATCTTCAGAACACATTC